CCGTATGGGATCATTTTTGTATTGTTCGTCCCCCAACGGAGCACAGGATTGTCGCCCCACACAAAATTATCATTTGCGAAACAGTGGTCTATCACTGTCGCAACTCTCATTATGTCTGAGGGCCGTACAAGTTTTAAATTTTTATATACTTTTGCGTCGAATCCGATCTCCCGGAGTGCTGCTGCCAGCAAAGCATATCGGAAATCATCAATCGCAATTCCTTTTATGCAGTATTTCATCATTGCCACCTGAATATAATCAGTGATGATCTCTGGATGTATCTCCACATCATCCACCATTGTCAGCAATCCTCTTCGTCTCCATTCTTCCAGAGGAGCTTTTATCCTTGGAATGTCCTTTGACTGACTGCATAACCATGAATGATTGATGTCGTATCTGATATTTTCGTCTCTGAAATGTAGATTTACAGAAACAAGGTCCGTAATCTTTGAGAAATCAATCCCACATGTGCATGTCCACCCTGACAGATCCGGTATTTCTCTGTTCGTGAGCTTTATTTTCTCATACGAACATACTTTTATGTCTGTGGATCCGCTTGGGATATTCATTCTCTTTGTCATAAATGCAGTGAGACGTTCAGGATGCGCTAACCAGTCGTTGTACTCTTTTCGCATTTCTCCCATTAATGTTGGGAGATATGGCAAGGACGGGTTTGCTTTTTCCCAGTTCTTTTCGTCGTATACTTCTTCTTTACTGTCCAGTCTACATATAAATGGCAGCATACCATTGTCCGGAAGATCATCAAAAAGAATATCTGCCGCTGTTCCAAGCATATCGTCAAGTGGTCCTTCTCTTATATCTCCCTGGGTAGTGTAGTAGGACCGGCGCGGATGCGGTTTCTTTCCCAGTCCGGTTGTGAACACTTCAATGTTCTTATAGTCCTGATACTGGTGGATCTCGTTAAATACCACCATCCCAGATCTCATACCATCCTTTCCTGACGGATTGTTTGTACGTCCCAGAATCGTTGATTTCGTTTCTGTTCCTATCACCTTTTCAGATGTCCAGTAATAAAATTTTTTTAGTTTTTTCGTGTGTTCAGGCGTTTCAAGAGCTTCCACCACATCTTTGACTGGTCTTAGTGCCTGGTCTTCGTTATTTGCACAAATGTCCACATCATACGCCCTGATTCCGTTGTACGGGCTTACCAGGCAGGCAGATTCCCACGCTATTGTTCCGTCTTTTCCTGCGCCCCTTCCGAGCATACAGAAAAGATCCGGCCAGCGTGGAGTCTTTGACGCCCTCCAGTATGTGCAATCGTGCAGTCCCACGACAAAAATTTGCCAGGGAAATAACTTTTTAAACGGGAAATATTTTGCGATCCCGATATATTTCGTCAGCTGTTCGCTGTCTGTGTATATGTCTTCGTTTTTGAAACAACTTCTGACGTGTGATACCAGTGCTTTGACTTCCCTGGAAGCTCTGATTTTCTCAGACTCTACGGTCTCCATGAACTCCTCTATGCGTGGATCACAATTCGTCATCATCATCCCCCTTTATTGTTTCTTTCGTTGTCAACTCCAGCTTGTCCAGAATCATCAGCATCTGTTTGTTGACAGCAACCAGATCTTTGACCGACTGGTTCTGTTTTACAATCGTTGCTTTCCCGCTTGCGGATGTGGTCTCAAAGGTCACTCCGCGCTTTTTTATATCTGTTTTTAGCTTCTTTTTGACATCATAGAGGGTCATATAGTCGTCCAAAAGGTCTTTGAAGACGGAAATATCTGCCTGTTTTTTTCTCAGCTGCTCTTTTAAGCTTTCTAATATATCCGCTTTTTTTTCGGCCATTTTTTCACCCCTATTTTTTTATTTTTTCATCATGTGCGACCTTTCGCAGATTTGTCGAGGCCTCCCACCGGTCTCCGGCCGGCCGCCAAAAATCGCAAATTTTTCGACCGGGGGTATCAGTCCCAGCGTTCCTCTGTCAGCGGTTCCTGCTTCTGTGGTTTTCTGTAACCATGTACTGCTTCATGGCACTCATGGCAAAGGCTTATAAGGTTTCTTTTCTTCACTCCATGCCACTCATACCATATGTCCAGAGCCATCTCAGGATGTCTCTTCACGTAGTTTACATGGTGTACTGTCGTGGCTGCTGTGTATCTGTGATGTTCTCTGCACCTCTGGCATTCATTGTGATCCATCTTCAACACCTGCTGCCTGACCTGCTTCCACCTGGTCCACACATAGAACCTGTGTATGTCGTTCGCTACGCACCAGCGCACGAACTCTGTTTCCTGTTGCGTCATATTCCTCCTAACTCAAAAGAGGACCTGCATATAGCAAGCCCTCTCTCGCGGGGAACGATTATTCTGTGGCTTTCCTGAATACCACGTTATCAATATATCATTTATTTTGTCCTTCGAGTACCGCATTACAGATACTCCTTTATCTTGTCTTTGTTATTGTTTCTCAGTTGTGCCTGGTACTTCTGTATTGTTTTCTGGAAGTTCTCCATACTCTTTCTGTATGCTTCTACTTTCGCAATGTTTTCTTTCCCGAACATACGGCGGTATCTTGCCTGCATGTTCCTGATCCGAATCAACATTCCTTTCGTCTTGTTATCCTTTAGCAGTACAATATACTTCTTTCCGCACTGTTCACACTGAATGTATTGGATGTCCAATTCTGTATTTGGTATATGTTCTTCCTTCGCAGTCTGCTCCATCTGAGCCTTGCATTTATCACATTCTATCATCTAATCCTCCTTGCTATGATACTGTAAAACCTCCTACGCATTTCGTAAAAGTACGATCTCTCGCATGGAATGCCTCTGGCTTTCATAGTCTGAAATGTACAATATTCTGTTGTCACATAATACAGCAGATATGGATACAGCTCTTTTTCTTTTCCGACTGCTTCCATGGCTGCGTCTTCAATCTTCTTTATCTTGCGTGCAATCTCGGCCGCTTCCATGGCTGCGTCAGCAGTTGAGTCAGAACAGTTATGTGCTCCCGGCTGTCCAGTCAGATTCTGTCCGGCTCTTGTGTCTCTCTTTACGGCCAGCTCCTCTTTCCACTCTGTATACTGTAAGCAATAGTTGTATGCGGTCTGAAAAGCTCTCTTTGATATATTATATTTCTTTCTGTTCAGCGGTCTCACGTTTGGCATATCTGCCCTCCTTAAAACTAATTATTTTTCTTGATCTGGCCAGTATTCCTGTGTGTCCATGAATTTTATTTCTCCTGGATATACCTGTTCTACTTTTCCGTTTTTATATTCCACAATTGCAAGTGTAATATTTGTTTGTCCTCCTGGATGTCCGCCTGCCAGCGGCGACGGTTCAACAACTGTTGCAAGTTCTGTCCATCGGTGAAATATAGCTTCTCTTCCTCTCGCTTGACACAAACGGTGTTTTCGCAATTTCTCATAATGCTCTTTTGTGGTAATCACATAGCCGTTGTCTGTCGTAATCTCTGTATTACTGCATAGGAATGGCTTCTGTGCCACATTGTCAATTAATTTCTTAACGTCGTTAATGTCCATCATGTTTGTGATCCTCCATGATAAAATTTTTTCCGAATATCTTCATAAACTCTTCCCTGCTGCCGAACCGGTCCTCAAAAGCTCTCTGTCCCTCTTCATGCAGCATATCCATGACCTTTTGGTTTGAATGTACTGCCTCCGGCCCTGTCCCTGCCAGGTGATGCACATTGCAGAGATATACTTTCAGTCCATAGTGTCCTGAATGTGTCCGATTCGGACACCCTCCAAAAATGTGATGCTCCTGGAGCGCCGGATGTCGTCTGTAATCATTGTGTAGCTTCATGCAGAGATAACAAGTGCCGCTTTCTCTGCTGTGCATGATACTCGGCCTTTCCGGTTCTTTCTTTTTACTCCTTTTTTTCTTTTTCTGCTTCGGAAATGACTGCATTCTTTCTCTCCTCCAGCTTTTTTCTGTAACTTTCGTGATAGTCTTTCAACCAACGTGTCTGTCTTCTCTGATTAACATTCACTTTTACTTCAATAGCGTCCATTATTGCTCCTTTCTCAGCTGAACGGCAGTTCTTCCTCTATTCCATCCGGAATGTTCATAAATCCATCTGCGCTGTCCGCAGGAGCCGGCGGCGGTGTCTGTTTTGGCGGATAGTAAGCTGCTCCATTGTCTCCAGATGATTTACTTTCAGCAAATTCCTGTTCCTCTACTACGATCTCTGTTGTGTAGATCTTATGTCCATCTCGGTTCGTGTAACTGCCGGTCTGGATGCGTCCAGAAACAACAATTTTAGTTCCCTGTCGCAGATATTTCTCTGCAAACTCCGCAGCGCGGCCAAAAGTCACGCAATTGATGAAGTCTGCGGTTGCTTCGCCGTCACGATGGAATCTCCGGTCTACTGCAAGTGTATATCTGGCAATTGCCAGGTTGTCTCCGGAAGCGTAGCGCACTTCCGGATCTCTGGTTAAACGTCCCATTAAAATTACTTTATTCATCACATTCTCCTCTTGAATCTACTTCTTGGAGGTCTTGACCCCCCCCGTTTCGTTTTTGTTACATATGCTGTGCGGCGTGAGTTCATTTCCATGTCGATCAAATTTCCACACTGTAAGCATTCCTGCGTCAGTTCTGCAGTGTTTCTGTTTGTCATGTACTTCCATGAACTTCCGCAGGCTTTGCACTCTGCATACATTGGTTTTAAAGCTCTAAGCTGTGTTACGTGTCCGCATTTCTTACATTTGTGCTGTGTCTCTGGCTCTTTTGCGTTGTACGAGATTGTCTCTCCACATTCTTCGCAACGAATATGTAAAAATCCTTTGTATTCTTCTGCAGCTTCGCTAATCGTTGTCTCCGGTACCTGATCTGTTTCCTTTTCCGGATCTTCAATCTCAAAATCATCATTTTCGAAATCATACTTTCGTGCCAGTTCTGTCACATCCTTGAGGAAATCATATTCTTTCGAGTCTGAGATCCGTACATGCAGCGTAAAATTACCGGTTTCATTTTGAATTATCATTTCCATTTGTCTTTTTCTCCTTTACCATTACTATTTTTGTATCTTTGATGCGATACGCTCTTGAATCTCCCGGATGTTCTGTCTCAAGGATGCGATCCTCCAGCAACATTGCTATATGTCGTCTAACTGTTGCTTTTGACAGTCCTGTATCTGCCGCAATCTCATAAGTAGCCGGTGGATAACAGTGCCGCTTTATGTATTTAACAATGAATTTCAGGATCTTCTCTCTGTTGTCCTCCGCCTCTGCTGTTGCATAGTTCAATTCCATTCACCTCTTTTTCTGCGGTGTGCTGTCAATGTTTTTGTTGTATTTACCACATTTCTCGTATTTACTGCGTATGAACTTTCCGGAACTTCGGAAATGTTGATTCCTATGCCTGCAAACAGTTTTATCAGTGCATCCGCTGCCTTTCTTATCGTTACCCTGTTACCGGCCCATGCTTTTGTTAATTGTGTTGCAATTTCTTTCAGCTTCTCGCAGTCCCAGGAGTAGTTTACTGTCGTTTTCTTTCCTCCCCACGGCTTGTTTATTGCCCGGTGATAGCTTTTCCCGGAATATTTCATTTTCTTCGGTGGATTTTTTCCGGTGACCTGTTTGAATAATTTCTTTTTCTGTCTCTTATTCATTTCTTTCCTTTCCCGTTGCCCAGCAGCCGATCACAGACGAATTCGAATTCTAACAATAGTTCAAAATCCGTCTTTCTACTCAACTTCCTGTCAATCTCTTCTACCTTGTATTCTCCGAAAATACGATCCCCGGAGGCTCTTGCGTTGTTTATCTGAGCAGTTGTACAATGTAGCTCTTCCTTGATCTCTCCGCTTGTTACATTCTCCAGAATCAGATCACCAGATCTATTTCTTACCTCATACAGTTTCTTGACCATTTTGCCCTCCTCAATGTCCGGCAAGGAACGTTTGCATCATTCTAGTTCTCCAGTCTGCCTGATTGTCCGTCCATTTTTCACACTGATCGTCGTCTTCTACCAGACGGCCTGTGCGATCGCAGAGACCACAATCATTCTCTCTGCAGCTTTTACATGTCTTTTCCATGCTTATTCCTCCTTCACTAATTCTGGATTATCAAAGATATTTCCAACAATCTCGATTTTATTGTGCCAATATCCTAATTCTTTACGGTAGAAATCTCTTCCTTTGTCCGAGAAAGCCATATAAAATCCTTGATGATATTTCCACGTTGCAAACCTGTCAGAATACTTTCCAAATTTAATTTGCACACATACATTTGAATCAGTATTTGCAATAGCATTCTCCCAGATTCTATTTCCATTCTTATCTGTCAAGCCTGTATATTGGCAGATGGTTTCTGGATTAATAGGTGGTGCGTATAAAACACCTGATTCAACTGGTTGCATTCGATATTCAAATAAGTTTGACCGTGAATGATCTATTACCAAGCACCCCTCAACCCATTCTTCATTATCAATCCGCTTTGCCTTGAAAAGAATTTCTCTCATTCAACTCCACCATCCTCTACTTGTCCTGATTCTTCTAGCCAATTTTCAACACATGGTATGCAAATGTAGCAACTACACCAACCTTGTCCTTCTACTATCGCTTTTTGGTTTAACATTTTTTCACCTTTAGGTATATGTTTTTCGCATATGCAACACGAATGAGGATATCTTATCTTTACGATTTTTTCTGTTAGATTGGATTCTGAGCCATCCATGTCTCCTGCAAATATCTGGCTATCAATATACATCTCTTCTGGATATTTCATTCAACTCCACCCTCTCCATTTCAATTCCATTGTCAATAAGTTCCTGCATTTCTACGTCCAGAATGCGGACGTAAGTTCCTCTTACCATCCGCATTACTTCCGGACTTAATTCTTTTATGTTCTTTTCTGATACCAGGCTTTTTGCCAGGGCGAATACATATGCAACGCTTTCATCCTCTGTAACAGTTTCCTGAAATTCGATTACAAGGATTTTTCTTTCCTCATAGCTGATAATCCATGCGTTCTTTACGATTTTCTTGTGCAGCTCAATATGAACATAAAACGGTTTTTCCTGTAATTGTTAGTCCTCCTGACTTTCGATTATCTTTTTGATGATTCTAAGTCCTCCGACGATTAACTGCTGCCTGTAAATTGCCATCCATGGAAAACCTGGCTCTTTTTCTTCTGCTTCAAGAATTTCTTTGAGTTTTCTTTCCTCGTCATACAAATAGCCTGTTATTTCTGTGCTTGTCGGTATCTGAATATCTTTAAGCACTTCCTCCCATGTGCTTGGAATCATTCCCCAAGTGTTTGACTTTTCGTCCTGCTGCTTTTTGGTAGCGTTTTCTTCCTGATCTGATGCTTTTTGGCAGCGTTCTTCCTCTGCATCAAATTCCGGTGAATATGGATCATATAAATTTTTCGCTTCTACGATCAGGCGGCCGTACTTCATTGTTACTTTTTCCTTTTTGACCGTAATTTCCAGACCTGCTGTAAATCCCATGAAAGTATATTCAACTTCGCTTCCGCTAACTGCATGCCATCCATACGGTGCTATCTCTTTTTGTACTGCTTTTGCCGCTTCGCCATTATTCTTGCACTGTCTGCATATTCTCATAATTGTTTTTAATTTGTTTGGATACGCCTCAAACAACGCTTTTACTGCTTCTGCTTCTGTAAGTGTGCTCTGTGGCTTCTCCGGAGCGTCTACGGATACTATGCGGACTGGCTTCTGCTTCTTTCCGAATCTTTTCACCAATTCCTCAGACAATTCATTCCATGTCAGGCTGTATTGCATTGTACTGTCAGGATTGAATGTTATCCCCTCTTTGCTGGCTTGATAATTGAAATGTCCGTTTCTTATCCTGACATCCCGGTACCGGATACTGATTAAGTATGCAGCCATTCTCGTGTCGCATTTGAGGACTCTTTCTCTTTCGCCTTTATTTAAGGCTTCGAAGAATCTTTCTATCTGTAGCTCTGGCTGTACCGGTGTGTCGTTCTCTGGCGGTCGCTGCTGCCCTGTCGCCTGTTCAATCGTGAATTGTCCAGGAATGTCTCTGTTATTCTCCTGCAGGCTCTTAAATGCTTTGATCTCTGCTCCTGTAATTCCGTCATGGTCCTTATAGTGTTCCATTGCCTTTTTCTGGTATGTTTCATCCAGATCTGCAAGTTCACGGGCTACTGTGATGTTGATTTTTGCGGACTGAAACTCTTTCATCCATTCCGGGCTGAGTTTCTTCTGGACTGCATGGTATCTTTCCATCTGTGTTCCAGACACTCCGATTGTCTCCCGCACCATGTCTCTTGTTTTGCCTTTCAGCTCTGTGAGTTCTCGCAAGCCTTTTATGATTTCTTCTGTCTCAAGAGCTTCTTTCATCTTCTCCCAGTCCGTTTTTTCTCTGAACCGGTTTGCCTGGATAACTGCCAGCTTTTCCAGGAGCTGCGTTGTCTCATGGTCTTCTTCGCCATCCTCCAGAAACATTTTTCTGGTATCATCCTTAACTGTCGTGTATTTGCAGTTAATTTTTCTAAATTCCTCATGCCCTTCCTCTACAAGCATTCTGCAGCACATTGTCCTGCAGTGTCCGGAAATTATGTGATCTTCCCCGTTTACGTCCTCGATCAGGACATCCTGCATTACTCCAAACAGCTGAATTGAATTTTTCAGCCCCTGGAGCCGGTCCGGGTCTGTCCCGTAGAAATTTTCTTTCGACGGGACAAGTTCGAACACGTCTCTGTATACGGTATCGCTTGTATTTTCCTGTTGCACCTGCTTTGGACGTTTGTTTACCATATCGGCAAGATTAAAAGCCATTAGTCCTCCTCTCCTTCCTTTGCGTATTTCACTGCAGTTATGTATTCGTTTACAAGATCTTCATAGTCTTTCGCTGCCAGTGAGCGCGGAGAATACAGAGGAATCGGTATCCTTGCGTATGTGCTTTCAGATACCTTTCTTGAGTATCTTATTTTTGTCTTTAGCATTGGATAGCCTGCTGCCTGGATCATTTCCAGCCCCTGTCTCTGGGCTTCGTTTCTTCTGTCGTACTTCGTGATAAAGATCCAGAAATTTTCCAGATCTTTGTTCAGGTCTTCTTTTGTGTATCCGATCTGGCTCACCAGCTCCGGCAATCCCTCGGTTGTATTGTCGTCAATCTCAACTGGAATCAGTACATCATCACACGCTGTCAAAGCATTAATCGTAGACACGTTGATGTCCGGAGCGTTATCAATAATGCAAAAATCATACTGATTTTTCACGCATTCAAGAGCGTCCCTGATACGGAACTGCTGCGGGCGCGTCTGATCTAATATAACCGCCTGATTTGCACTAAGCAGACGCATATTTGCCGGAAGGACATCCAGACCTGCGAAATCTGTGTGCTTAATGAGCTTATTCATCCAGTCTTCCGGATGTCTGGCTGTCATAATTCGGTCAATTCCTTCCCCGTCCTGGGTGCGTCGGTTTAATCCACGTGACGCGTCTCCCTGCTTGTCGTTGTCCACCAGGAGAACTCTGTTTCCCTGACTTGCAAGAATATATGCGACGCTGTTTGATGTGATCGTCTTTGCAACTCCGCCTTTTAAATTTATTACTGCGATTGTTCTCATAATCGTTTCCCCTTTTCTTTGTTATTCCCATTCTTCGCCCCGGCTACATCCTTCGTCTTCTTCCAGGAATCCTCCCAGAGTGCCATAAATTCTGCATATGCTTCTTCCTGATTTCAGATGTTGTCTTTGCGCGCATTCTTTGCAGAGCGTAATTTTTCTGTACTTCTGCATAAGTTTCCATGCTTCACTGTGGTCAAAAGAATTGATTTTGTCATATTCTGCTTTTATTTTGCTTATGTGCTTACTCATTTCGCACGAACTGCAGAAATAATACTCAAGTGCTTCCTGGCTGGTTGTCTTCTCTCTGTATTGACAGATATTGTCGCAGATGTAAGTCTCCAGGGCTTCAATGTCTGTGTCTATTCCTTCGCTTTCGGTCTTCGTCGGCGCGGCGCATCCATTCAGGTTTTCCTCCTTCTGGTTCGCTTTCAAAGTAAATCCCTCCTTTCCGGTCTTTGTAGTATGTGAATCTGTATCCGGATTTAATGATCTCACCCAGATACTCCATTTCTGCCGGGTTCTGTTCCGGTCTCAGGCTCCATCCCTTTCCCCATATTTCCTCCGGCTTCACGTTTCTTCATTTCCTCCTGTAACCATGCTGAATATGTATGTTTCCCAGTCTGTGAGGATATTGTGATATTGCACTCCTGCAGCTTCTTGCAGGCCGTCTCCCACTCCTGGGCGTTCTTTATCGGTTTTCCTTTTGTGTCCTTGAATCCTGCTGCCATCATGTCGTCAGTTTTCAGAATCCGCGTTGCAACAAATGCGTCTCTTGTATATACGCATACTTCACATTCTTTGTGAAAATGTCCCAGGGCTTTTATAAGGGCTTGCAGGTTCGTCTTGTGATATGTTCCCTCAATGCTTCCGAATCCCTCTCTGGTTATCGGTGCGCCTTTGAATATCGTTTCGATCACATACCCATATTTACGCTGCATACATTCCTGGGACTGTTTATCTGTCTCCAGATATATGTTTACCTTCATGCCCTTTCCCTCTTTTTCTTTGCTTTCTTCTTTTCCTGCTTTGGCAGTCGAACTGTTCTAATCAGGGTATAAGATCGGTACTGGTAGCCTGTCAGATCATTCACGCCTTCATGCAGAGAGTCTTTTCCCACTTCCCAGCCCTTTGGTACTCTGACTTTTCCCCATGTTTTCCAGTGTTTATACACTTTTTTCTCTGGCTCCGGAATTGGAAGATTGCGTGATGCGGAATAGTTTGCCTCTCTCAGTCTCTTGTCCGTCTCCGGTGTCTTCGTTATGTAGTTGGCCAGTTTCTCAAACTCGCCTTTTTGATACAGAAGCTGATTCTGTATCTGTCCGTGTTTCCACGCTTTCGCAAGAATAACGTCCGTGTCAGGAATCCTGTTCACTATGATGTGAATGTGCCAGGCTCCCCTTGTACCGACTTCTATATTCCGCATCCATTTCAGTTCTGCTCCTCTTTTCTTGTATTCCCTTCTGAGTATCTGCAGAAATGCTTTCCAGTCTTCCTTTGCTTCTTCCATGGATTCCGGTCTTTTGTCCTTCTCGTATGATAATCTTGTGAAATAATCATCTACATCAAAATTGTTCCGGATCTTCCACCTTGCCAACCTCTCCCTGTTGTATCTGTTCCTCTTTGCCATCTGTTCCGGAGTGGCTTTCTTTTTCTCCTGCCTCTCCTGTCCTGGCGCTCCATACTTTGCCGTGTGATATTCATACACCTCTATGGCATTCCGGAACCTCATTCTTTTACACATGTAACTCATTATCGTATCCCCTGTTTTGAATCCATCTTTAATACTCTTAGCAAGTAAGCAACAGGGGCTTTCGTTCCCCTGCTTTTTCGGCTTACTTTCATTAACTTTTCAAGGATCCGGTGTTGCCTTTTAGTTTACATAATACCTTTGTTATTCTTAACTGATTCGTGCCATGCTTTTGCATCCGCTTCGCTCATGTTCTTGTTGATTGTTTCTGTCTGCACTTCCCAGCCAATTCCGTTAATAATTTTTCTCGCGCAATCTTCCGCTTCCGGATTCGTTTTTTTAATTGTCTGTGCCAATGTCTCCAACGCATTGATTAAGAACGGAAGATCTCCCACCGGAGTTGGAAAAATAAAATCGGAAATTTCGTTCATCCACATCTGCTGTCGTATTTCGCATAGTGTTCTTGTTTCTTCTTCTCCTGCTGTTTTGATTTTTTCCATAAATTCTCCGAATCCTTTATAGTCTGTTTTTAACATCTTCAATCCTCCTTGACATTTCCCCGTATTTTCTTTATACTATTTGAAAAGGTTGTTTTTTCTTTTTGCTCTCACGTTGGCGGACGTGAGGGCTTTTTTCATGTCCTGCATCCTCTCCTCAATCCAGATCAGGCCGGAGAGGATGCAGAAAGATACTGCAAATGTCAGGAGGATTTCCTGCATTCTGCTGTCGATCATCCAGATCGGCAGCATAGAAACCAGGTACCCGGATACCAATGAAATTATTATTTTTCGTTCCATTTCTTATCTCCTTATGTAGTTGTCATAGTTCAAGCTGTTTCCTCTTTTTCTTTTGGCTTTTCCTTCACCTTTACGGTGATCTCAACGCCATGCTTCTTTGAGAGGATCGCGGCAAGAGTTTCGTAGAACCTTACCGTGTTAAATGTTCCTTGTGTTTCCATCTTCTTCCCCCTCCTAAAACTCGAATTCTACTGCAGGAGCTGTCGGCATTGGTGTATATCCGTCAGCCAGCTCCAGGCGTCTTATTGCTTTGCGTCGGCTTGCTTCGCTGTTGTCCCAGGCATATTCGTATCCATCCGGAGCCGGTCCGCGTTTTGTTTTCCCGTTACAACGATCAGTGATAGCTTGTCGACTCAAAAAATTCTTTTTCGCTGCTTCTCTCGCAGATCTGTAATATTCCACATCCTGTCCGCAACTGTCCAATTTCACGACTATTTTATTTCTGGAACTGTAACCGGTCAGCTTTCCAAGTTCCTGTCTGGGTATGTATGCTATATTGTTTATGTGGTTCTCAGACTGCATTCCGTTCTTATGATACGGAACCGCACCGTCAGGAACAGGTCCTAAAAACGTCCTTGCAATCAGGGAGAGAACTATCTCCTCTTTCGCTTTTCCGTCTTTTGTGAGCTTCACAACCAGGCGCTGACTCCCTTTCATTTTTTTGTGATAGGGAGTCATGCTGCGAAACTGTCCGGATTTCAAAGTTCTCCGGATGTTTCCCTCTGTGCTCGCCTGGTATTTGCCGTCATATCCTGGAATATCTTTCCATCTTTCAATCAAGGTCGTCCCTCCCTTATGCCGGCTTTTTCTGAGCCGACATGCTTGCACCCACCTTGACGCCTTTCAGGAATGTATCCATCAGTGTCTGCTTTGTGATGTTTACAGACTTCAAAAATGTCGTTAATTCTTCTGCTTCGGCTTTGTCTTCCATGTTCAACATTACTTCCATGTTCTTCTGTGACATATCTTTCATCTCCTCTTCTTTATAAATTTTTAATCAGATTGTCGAACGAATCTGATTGATTATTTTGACTTCCACCCCTATTCTGTAAATACAGGATGTTTTTACATCCGAGTACACAGAAAGGAGCAAACAGATGTTACTTACAAAACAGGACAAACAGATTTTATACAAGCTGTATTCTGAATATCTGAACCGCAGAAAAACCGGTTTATCAATTTCAGAATCCAGCAACTTTGTTTCCGGAAGATCTGTCCATGAAAATTTCT